AAGGGCACGTCCGAGTCGTCGTAGTCAGCCTTCTCCTGCTTGGCGGGCTTGGGAGCGGCGTCCTGCTTGCGGCCTTGGAGCATCACATCGGTGACGCGAATCTCCATAGCCTTGCGCTCGTTGCCGTTCTTGTCGGTGTACTCGCGCTCGGTGATGTGCCCGGCCACGGTGACGGCCTGACCCTTGACCAGATACTGGTTCAGGGATTCGGCGCGCTTGCCGTAGATGGTGCAGTTCCACCAGATGGTGTGCTTGTCTTTACCTTGGCTGTCGGCCACGGAGAAGGCGCTAATGGCATCTCCGTTGTTAAGGTACTTCAGTTCTGCATCTCGGCCCAGGGAGCCAGCGACTGTGATGGAGTTCATTCGGTTTCCTTTGCTGTGAATTTGGCTTTGGCTTCTTTGAACTTGTCGAGCAACTTGTCATAGGCTGCTGCGTCAATTTCTTTTGCCTTGCTGAAGATGTCTGCGTTGGCCTTGAAGATCGACATCACCTGATCGGTAGAGGTGGCGGTTGACAGGGCAATGGTTGTCATGTCGTTGAGAACACCGAGCCAATCCTCGGGGTTGTCGTTCTCACCAATCATGGTGATCTTCATCTTCCAGTCTCGATCCTTTCCCTCGATGACCTGTGGCGTGATCCGCTCTACCTTGGGTTGAGGCTTGGGCTCAGGCTTAGGCTCGGGCCTGGGCTGGGCCTTGGGCTTCTCCTGCTTGTTGCCGTCTTCATCAAGGGGAAGGTCTTCGCCTGCGTAGATGTGCAAGCCCAGACCATGACACGCGATGGCCTTGACCAAGCAGCGCATCATGTTCTTGTTGATGAGGACTGCGTCAGGGTTCTTGGCCGCTTGGTTGCGGTGATCCATGACGGGCAGATGCATCTTGATGGGCTTGCCGAAAGCGGTGACGGTGCAGGACACCATCATGCTTTCGCCATACATCTCAGGCGCGTGGAATTCCCAACATGCCATTGGGTCCGCGCGCATGAGTTTCTCTACCGCCCACGGCCAGGAGAGGTAGGACAGGTTGCCCTTCTTCTCAATGTGCTTTGAGACATCTATTGCGGCCAGTGCTGCGAACTGGTTTTCCATTAATGCTTCCTCTTGGTGATGACTGCCTTGCGGGCGGTGACATAGGAGACTCCCGTGCGGCGGGCGACCTCAGCGATGGACAGGGCGCGGCCTTCCTTGGTGCTCAACAGTTTCTTCAGAGCAGCGCGGCGGTCGGCAAGGGAGGTCTTGGCTTGTTCCAACGGGCTGGTCGCATCAATGTGGATAACCTGGGCGGGCGTCACTTCTTTCAGTTTGGCCTTCCGCTCGGCTTCTTCCCTGGCTGCTTGCGCTTCTTTGCGGGCGCGCTGCTCAATGACTTGGCGGCGCAGTTCGTCTTGCAAAGATGCAGACCGCAGGTTGATGGCTTCCATCAGGAAAGGGAGATCGGCTTCAGCGATGGTCAGGTGAACGAGGTTCATGTTGGTTCCTTGAGATAAGTTTGATACTGAGAACAAAAGGCCGAGACTTGGCAGAATGATTCGCACCGAGTCCGACCGCCTTGGCGCACCTCGATAAAGTAGCCTTTACCTGGGTTTGCCTTTTCCGCTTCCTCCTGTGTCTCATGGACACTCTTGGCGCGTTTGCCGCCTTCTTTCATAACGGCATAGGTTGTGGGCTTCTCCCACATTTCTTCAGCGGTGCATTCAGGCATACCTTCTCCTGAATGAATCGCAAAGAATGCTTCGTTGTGCAGGCGCAGCCGCTCGGCCACATACTGCTCACGCTGTTCATACGGCCACAGCGGGATCGAGATGACTGTGACCGGGGACTTGGGGTAGGTGTCCTTGGTCTGTGCATCCCGGCGTGACCAGTCGCGGATGATGGCAACGATCTGCAAGGCTTTGACTGGCTGCTTCTTCACCCGCTCAAGCAACCATGCGTAGGTGTTGAGTTGGTTGTGCCAGTCCTGCTTCTCGTTCATCACGGCCCAGGCACCCGTGACCTTGTAGTCGGAGATGATGGTGCCGTCTTCGTAGACTTCTTGCAGATCGACAGCGCCGCTGATCTTCCATCCCTCGAACTCGGTGAAGATGCGCTCCTCCACGATATGGTGGGCGTCCTTGCCGTGCTCCAAAACATTGTGGACAGCAGAGCCGAAGAGCGACCAGACCATGTCTGATGCGTCTTCCTCAAGGTCATCCCAATGCTTGCGCTTGAGGGCCACGATCCTGGGGCTGTTGAGGATTTCCGTGGCGCTGATCTGCGCGTCACCCTTGGTGTACTGAGGGCGGCGGATCACATTGACGAAGGTGTCCGGCAGGTTGAAGTTGTTGGTGAGTTTCACTGCTTGGTCTCCTCTGTTGTCGGGCCTGTTCTCTGCCAGTCGGTCATCTCGTGATAGGTGTCGAAGACAAGCCTGCACATCTGCATGTCGTCCATGCCCCTGTCGCCGCAGATGGAAACAAGAGCCAAGGCCGCAGCCTTTATGCGGACAAAGTCATCGTCCGAGTTGTCTTGAGTGACATCGACAATCTTGGTGGCGACATCTGCGATCTTGAAGACTGTCTCCAGTTTTTTCTTGTCGATCATGCTGCTGCTCCAGTTGACTGTTTGACCCAATAGCCGTACACCATCTTGTGCGTGCAGTCCCAGATGTCATGGGGAACACCATCAATTACGGCAACAAAATGCTTGGCCTGCTTTGCGATCACAACTCCAGGCGGCATGTCAGAGCAGCGAGCCTTGCGACCTGCAAACCTGGGGGCTTGATGCCATACCCATCCGTGAGTCTTGAGGACCTCGGAATAGATGTCTTTGTTGATTCCGTTGCGTGCCGACTTGGCCCGGCCATGATCGGCGTTGGCTTGGGCAAGTTGCTGGTAAGCCTTCTTGTAGTCGATGCCAAGAGCAATCGCCATCGCCCTGGCTCCACAGTCACCTGCCGTTCCTTTGTACCCGGCTGCTGCCCGGCCACCATCAGAGTAAACGAACTTCACAAGGTCTCTCCTATCAGTTATAATGGGACACATTCTAACACACAGAAATCTACCTGTCAACCCCCCGTCAACCTAACTGTTTAGACGTATGATGCTGACGATGCCCTGGCCTCCCACGACATTGAGTCCCAACGCCCGTGTTCACTGGGCAAAGTTAGCCAAGGCCAAGAAGGAGTTCCGGCAGGCTTGTGCCTGGACTGCTCTGAGCCAGGGGGCTAGGCCGATTGAGGCCAAGGGCTTGCATGTGACGCTGACCTTCTATCCGCCCAGCCGCAGGGCCATTGATCTGGACAACTGCTTGGCGCGCTTCAAGGCCGGGATAGACGGGCTGGTGGATGTCCTGAAGGTGGACGACAGCAAGTGGCGGATCACGATTGAGAAGGCCGAGGAGGTCGGGGGATTTGTCAAAGTTCAGATTGACCCTTTGCCTTGACCAGCCGAAGGCGGGGCAGGACAATACGGCACGGCAGCAATGTCGTGGTTCAAGTGTTTACTCTCCTCCTTGAGAAAGGTTCCCCCGCTCCGGCGGGGATTTTTTTGCCCACTTGACAAAGAAATGGGACATGTCCCACAATTCGCTTACTGCTTTGTTGGCACTTAGCAGGAAGAACCGCTAGATCAGACTCCGACCCCGTATGGGGTCTCACCTTCCACTAAAGGTGAAGTGCCAACGGGGTCTGTTCTAGCGGTTTTTTCTTTGGTGCTACCTAGCCGTCGTCAGGGCGCGTTAGCAATGGGCTTGCATGGGCCGCACCCAAGAAACACCGGCTCCCGTACACCCCGGGGCATAGCCGTCCGGCCTGTCAGCGAGGGACCGGGGAAGACGGAGCGGCAAGCGGTGACGACAAACGCTCCATCGAAGGAATCGCTGCCTCAAGGGTTTGCTGGGAAGGCACAATCGCGTGCCCTCTGGGCAGGGATGAACAGCCGGGCTGTCACCCTTGGGGAGCCTTTTGTCCGAACAATATTGATTCGGGTATTACCGGATGTCCGGCGGGAACGAACAATCGTCCTTCCTTACCGCACGGCCCTCTAGTGCGGTTGTCGATGCAGGTTCCGATCCCCTTGCTGGCGGTGAAGGGGTTGACGGCGCAGCGCATGACCAAGTTGCCAGAGTAGATTCGAGCACGGTCCTCGCTTGGGCGGTAATGCTTACATCTCTTGCAGAGTTCACGATCCTTGTCCCATGTGTACTGCGGGAGTTTGAACATCCTGTTGATCCTTGATCTGCTGCTCTAGTTTTTTGACTCGTTCGTAGGCGCACACATAGTGCTCCGGCCCTTGCGCCCAACAGTCATGGTGATGACTGCCGATCTCGTTGATGTAGTCGGTGATCTCTTTGGCCAGTCTGTCACCGTCCAGGGTGAGCCGGCCTTCGGGCGTGACGGTATCAACTCTACGCAGGAGTGCGTGGCATCGCATGAGAAGGGTGATGTGTTTCATATACGGACATATTTAAGTTTGGGGGCGGGGACTTTGGGCTTGTAGTTACAGCACTCAAGGTAGATGAGGTACTCCTTCTTGAGCCGTTCTTCTTCAAAGCGCAAACGGTGGTGGAAGTCTTGTTCTGAAATGGTCATGGGGAAGCAGGCGTTGAACAGAGTTTGATAACGCCCGGGTGTCTTTAACATCCGAATGGCCTTGGCCTCGATCTGCCTGATTCTTTCCCTGCTCAAGTCGTACATCTGGGCGATCTCCTCAAGGTCGTGGACCTTGCAGCCAAAGCCAAAACGCATTCGTATGATCTTGGCTACCCGAGTTGGGAGGGTATCCAAGACTTCGCCCACGACGGATGCGACTTCCTTCTTGAACAGTTCTTCTTCAGGGTCTACCTCCTGCGCGTCCGGTTCAAATTCCGGCAGGGGCGGGAAGTCATCGTCGTTGCGGTAGCCGAAGGTGTAGTAAGCCTTCCTGGCGGCAGACGGTTCATCGGCAAATGTCCCGTACGGAATCTTGTTTCCTCTGCGGATTTTCATTTCTCCTCCGGCTCATCCTCTTGGTTTGGCTTCACGGGAATGAACTGCGTCATGCAGTTTCGGCAGGTCCACAGGACTGGCTTCTCTGTCTCTACATCGTAGTAGGTGTCCACCTTGCGGTGCTCACAGGGTTCTTCCTTCATACGATCTTCCTGGGTCGCAGGTAGGCAAGGCTCAGGGCGTGTACTGCTTCCCAAAGATGGTCGATGTCTTCCTCATACATCTTTGGTTCACGTTTGGTGTGTGTCTCGTTGAGCAGGCAGCAAGTGATGTGATGAAGCGCGTCAACGATGAGCACATCCGGGTCTTCGATCCGTTGTTCACGCTGGCTTGTCGGTGCTGATTCGCTCATGGTTCGAGTCCTTTCTCTTCCATCTTGTCGCGCAGGTAGTCGGCAACTTCGTAGCCACCTGCTTCATCTATTTCTTCTGCCAGTGTCCGGGTGACTTGCGGCCCGTGGTGTTCGAGGACGAAGTCCAGCAGCATGCTGATGGCCGTGTTGTCGGCGCAGTACCGTTCGTCCATCTTCGCGTTTAGTTCATCGATGTTTTCCTTGAGTTTGGTGATCAAGCATTCATAGGCTTCGTGTAGGTATTGGTTCATGTTGATTTCCTCTTGCTTCTCATCCTGATCAGACTCATGCAGTGCTCTGCCGTCATTGCAGACTCCTTGTCCCCGATCATCACCATCATTCGGTAAAAATCTAAGAAATCTTTGCCCATTTCTTCCCGCTCTTGCTCGGCAACCAGGGCGGCAAACCGGACAAATCCTTCAAGCCCTACGATCTCTGGCACGCCGTCAGCAAACCCGGCTTCCCGAGACAGTCGGATGATGTTGTCGCGGGTCATGTCTTCTTCCTCAGTCGAAGTAGTTCATCCAACATCCGCTCCATCTGATCTGCGGCGTGTAGGTGGAACGGGCTTATGGGGATGTTGCGTGCGAGGCTTCTCATCATGCCGATGGTCACCCGCACTGATCTCTCAGATACCTTCTGTCTTGGTTTGGGTTGTGCATCGATCTGCGCCAGTATTGCGTTGTGGTCGCGGGTCATAGCATCCCCCACAAGAGCAGGAACGCCAGTGCGACTACCACCAAGCGCAAGGCCAGCCAGAGCAACTGGCCAAGCGCGTCGATGTCGTCTTCTTCATAGCGTTGCATGATCACTTGACCCTCCTCACCCTAGCCCACTCGGGTGTGCGGGCCTCCACATACACGGGCTCCCGGCCTGCGCTCGGTGGAGTCCATCCGGTGTAGCGATGCCATGTAGCCTGCACATCCGCGCCTGATCGCCACTTGAAATCAGGATGCCCCACGGGAATCCAGGGCATAGTCTTCTTTGCGTTGTCGTTCATGGTTGGCCTCACTTAAACCACAGATACAAGCCATGCAGGATGCCCACCGGGAAGAACAGAGCGCCCGCGATCAGGAAGCCCCACAGTCCCTCGGAAAAGCAGGTGAAGATGTGCGTGAGCCATGCAGCGATAGAGCCCAGCACGAGTGCAAACACGACGAAGTTGTCCAATTGTTTTCTCCTTGAAGTTGGTGCGCCAGGGTTGACGCAGGTGCAGTCTAGTGTATATTTGTGGTCCCGCGCAAGAGGTTTCGCACCAAAGCGCACCAACGAAGGAGCAGAGATGGATGCAAGGAAGGCATTCGAGGCATTGCTTGTCAGCAAGGGCAAGAAGCCTACGAAGTGGGATGGAAGCAAGTACCTCAACAAGAACACGCAGACCTACTGGCGTTGGTTCCTGTTGGGCTGGGAGTTGAGGGGGATGAGCAAGTGAGCGAGATCAAAGCATTGAACATTGGGGCCATCGTCCTTGACCCCCGCCTCCAGCCACGGGTGGAGATGAATCAGGACTTGGTGGAGACCTATGCCCGGTGCATGGATCACGGCGATGAGTTCGATCCCGTGACGGTGTTCTTCGATGGCATGAACTACAAACTCACCAGCGGCTGGCATCGTCTGCACGCCCACAAGTTGCTGGGCAAGGCAAGCATCAGGGCGCGGATCATCAACGGGACTTTCACAGAGGCTCTGTGGAACTCCATCGGATCGAACAACAAGAACGGTGCGCGACTGTCCATTGCTGACAAGCGCAGGAATGTTCAGGTCGTGCTGGAGCATGAGGACTTCGGGCAATTGCCGCTGACCGAACTGGCCCGGCAATGCGATGTCAGCCCGGCCTTCGTCAAGAAGATGCGCGACGAGTTGGGAGTGGAAGCGCCCGACACAATCAAGATCAAGACGAAGACGGGCAAGGTGGTGGAGCGCAAGGCCACGACGGACAACAAGAAGTCCAAGTCGAAGGAGCAGCCCAAAGCGGAGGAGCCCGACGAGTTCGAGATGGCGATGGAAGACGCCCAGACCGAGCGCATTCAGCAGTTGGAACAGGAGAACAAGAACCTGTCCGACCGTCTTGCGGTGGCGGCGCTTGACGCCACAGATGAGGAGAAGAAACTCGCAGAGCAGACCATTGCAGACTTGCGTGAAGAGGTGCGACAGTTGGAGATTCGATTGGAAGCCGTCACCAAGAGCAGGGACACATTCCAGGGCGAGAACGCACAGATGAAGCGGCAGATCGCCATGCTTCAGAAGCAACTCAAGGACAAGTAATCGGAGTGCCAACGCCGGGTGGCCTGTGTCCCGGCAGGAGAAACCATGCTAGACCTACGAGACTACCAACAGCAATCGTTGGAAGCCCTGCGCCAAGGCTTTGCCGATGGCAAACGAGCGCAGATTCTGTACGCCCCCACGGGTGCGGGCAAAACCGAGATGGCAATCGCATTGCTTGAGGCCACGAAGAAGCGGGGCAACAGGGCAGCGATGCTGCTTGACCGAATCATCCTGTGCGATCAGACAAGCCAACGGCTTGAGCGGTATCAGATCGACCACGGGGTGATGCAAGCAGGGCATTGGAGGTATCGTCCTTACGAGAACATCCAAGTCTGCTCGGCCCAAACGCTTGAGAAGCGCGGTTCATTCCCTGGGCTAAAACTTCTCATCGTTGATGAGTGCCACGCCATGCGGAAGCAGACGGTGGAGTTCATCAAGAAGCATGAGGATGTGATGGTCGTCGGCCTGACCGCTACGCCCTTCACGAAGGGCATCGGCAAGGTCTATGACCATGTTGTCAGCACAGTCACCACCAAGGACTTGGTGGATCAGAAGGTGCTGGCTCCGTTGCGCGTCTTCGTCGCCAAAGAGATCGACATGACGGGCGCGAAGAAGGTCGCGGGCGAGTGGAGCCAGGACGAAGCGCAGACCCGAGGCATGAAGATCACCGGGGATGTGGTGGCCGAGTGGATTCAGAAGACCCACGAGATTTACGGCAAGCCCGTCAAGACCATCGTGTTCGCGGCAGGCGTGGAACACGCAGCCGATCTCGCCTCGAAGTTCCAGCAGGCCGGGTACAACTTCATCAGCATCTCATACCGGGATGACGATCAGTTCAAGCGGGATGTGATCGAAGAGTTCGCCAAGCCCGACACGGACATCAACGGTTTGATCGCCACGGACATTCTCACCAAGGGCTTTGATGTTCCTGATGTGCAGATCGGCATCTCTGCCCGGCCATTCTCGAAGTCGTTGTCCTCGCACATTCAGCAGATGGGGCGAATCATGCGCGGGTATCCGGGCAAGGAGTTCGCCGTGTGGCTCGACCACTCGGGCAACTATCTGCGCTTCCGCGAGGACTGGGATTCGATCTTCGATGGTGGCGTGACTGAACTGGATGACGCCAAGGAGAAGGCCAGGAAGGAGAAGACGCAGAAGGAGAAGGAGGCGGCGAAGTGCCCGAAGTGTGGGGCTCTGTGGCCGGGCAACTCCGATACCTGTTTGCATTGCGGCCATGTCCGTCAGCGCCGCAGTCAAGTGGCGGCTGTGCCTGGGCAGATGGAAGAACTGTTTAGCAGCGGCGGCATCAGTCGGGAAGACTTTTGGGCGATGTGCAAATACAAAGTCTTCAATGGCGGGTGGAGCAATGGCCGGGCGGCGCACACCTATCGGGACAAGTTCGGCGTATGGCCCAGGAACCTTGACGAAAGGAGAACCAAACCCCCATCGGCTGAGTTTGAGAAGTTCGTAAAGCACAGACTGATCGCATTCCTGAAAGGCAAGCAAAGAAAATGAGCGACCTTGTAACCTTCGCCCGTTCGATGGGCATCATGTTGGATTCCGTTCCCCCCATCGGGGTGTGGCGTCGGTATCGCACCGAGGATCATCCGAACAAGCGCAATGGCGCGGTCAAGTTCATGGGCGACCATGCTTTCCTGCAAAACTGGGCGGTGGATCAGGATGTAGTGGTGTGGAAGTCCGAGGCTGGCGTGGACATGGCAAAGATTCGCCGGGCCACCGAGCAAGCGGAGCAGCGGCGCAAGCAGCAGCAGGAAAGCGCAGCCAGGAAAGCGGCGTGGATTCTTAAAGAATGTCAGGCTGCACGGCACGCCTACCTCAAGGCCAAGGGCTTCGAGGAGGACTACGGGAATGTGTGGGTCAGCGAGGGCGAGCAGATTCTCGTGATCCCCATGCGGGTCGATGGTCGGATCGTCGGATGCCAAATGATCCGCGAGGACGGCAGCAAGAAGTTCCTGCTGGGTCAGCGCACCACGGGTGCGGAGTACCTTATCGACAACAAAGGGCCGCATTTATTGGTGGAAGGGTACGCCACGGCACTCTCGGTACGCGCGGCCTTGGCCTCAATGAAGCGCAGGTACACCCTGCATATCGCATTCAGCGCCGGGAATCTTGTGAAGTTGGCGAGTCGTTACCCTCGCGGCTTCGTCATCGCTGACAACGATGAGAGCAAGACCGGGGAGAAGGCGGCGCAGGAAACGGGGTGGCCTTACTTCATGCCCCCGACTCCGGGCCAGGATTTCAACGATTTCCACCGGGAGGTGGGTCTGTTCAAGGCGGCAACAGCCTTGCACAAGGCAATGATTACTGCCTGTATTCCGAGCAGATAAAGGGCGAAACTGAAAGCATATCCGGGTGTTCGCACTCGGCGGCTTTCAGGTTCGCCATGATCTCAAGACCGATCTCAAGGGGTCGAGCCCCATCGCCCTGGCAAGAACTGACAATGTTCACGCTCCCATCAGCCTGTTCGATGATGTAGATGCTGAAGATTGACGGTTCTTGCATGGGGCGATCATAACGCCCGGTTCGTCGGAGTCAAACGCTCCATCAGAACCTCGGCGGCAAGTTTGCATTGGGCCACAGTCACCTCATCGCATATCTTTTCGAGGTGCGAGATCAGTCTCGATACCTCTCGAAGCGCCTCATGTGAGCGAACGCTTACACTCCTCATATACGCCTCTGTTAGTGGGTGGTGTTCATTTGGCAGCATGGTCGTCCTCCAAACTAATCGAATATTCGATTAGTTTTGGCCTTGGATCGCGGCGCGGGAACGGCCAAGGCAGTCGCGGATCGGGTTGCTGTTGTGTCATGCGTCCTCCTGCGTTTCGGGGATAAGGTACTCACTCCCGTAACTGATGGAGCAATCCTCCACCCATCCGGGGTCGGTCTCGCCCAGTTCTTCGGGCGTCCACACGATCACGGCGTAGCCCTCGCTACGCATCTCTCGCAGCGTCTGCAACCATTCTCTTTTCATCACTGCCTCCATTCCTTGGTGTTGATATCAACGAACCCGTGTTCGACAAATGCAGGGTCAGCGTCGACCATTCCGACGGGGAATCGGTCGCCGTCGGGCAGCCATATGTAAACCTCGCAATCTTGCGGTAGTTCGCGCAGTTGCTCGATCAGTTCTGAAATCTTCATGCTGTCACCTTTTGGTCGGTCTCAATAAGTTCGTGAATCTCGAAGTATTCGCAGTCGGCCTCGAAGGGGTTCCAGGCGGCGCGCATCGTTTGCTTGGCCTCCTCGGGGCTGTCTGCATGCACTTCTATTTCCATCGCATACGATGCAAGGATCGTGGCTTTGTAAGTCTTCATGCCCTGGCTTCCTTTCTTCCTCTCTCGATCAAGTAGCGCGCCTCGGTTTTGTCGTCGGCCTCGCGGAGCATGGCGCGCACTCGCTCCAACGCGGCGGCATAGGCGGATGCCGTCCGGGCTCGCTCCAGGCGATACCCGGCATTGATGAGGGCGGCGGGACTCATGCCGCACCCGTCGCAATCCGGAGCCACCCTCGATAGGTTTCGGGGATGCACCAAGTGTCGAAGCCCTGTTCCGAAATCATCTGCTCGCCCTGCGATTCGGCATCCTCGCGGCTTTCAAAACGCGCGCAGTAGTCGATTCGCTGGAAGTAAATGCCCTCGCCCTCGGGGTCGGTGTCGTAGTAGGTGGCGGCGTCGCCCACGATTAGAGTGAAGCCCATTTCATTTCTCCTCGAAACTTGGCAACTCGAAACCCTCCGCCGCCCATGCATCGCGGGTGGACTCCTCAAGTTCGCAGTATTCGTAGCAATCGTCGTCCCACGCGGTAGCCCGGCCCGCGAAGCCCATGCCCGGTTCGTCGTAGAAAAGGACAAACGAAAACCCGTCACGCTCGGCAGCAAACCGCAGGGCTTCGATGGGCGGGCTCCATGCTGAATCGAACCCGACCCGGATCTCGTCGGTAGCCTCGCTAACTTCCCCGGTGTCCCGGGTCGAGATTTCCCACTTCGTGCCCCAGTTTTCGATACGCCATTCGTGCCACTCGGGGCTCGACCCTGGCGCGTCAAAACTCGCGCGGTAGGTGTCGGAATCGGGCTCAGGTCGGCACTCGGTTAGCAGTCGGCCGCCTTCGATGGCGGCGCGGTATCGGGCCAGGATGGCCGGGTCGGCGGAGCGAATCCGCAAAAAGTTGTTACACCAGTTCGGCATGATTTATCCTCTCGAAATTGGAATCACTCGGCGCGCTTTTTCGTCAGCAATCCGCGCGCGCGCACCATGCGCCCGGAATCCAATAATCGTGGAGCGGTTCACCCGTTGGCATAGCCCGCAATTCGCGCAGTCCATGTTTTCCATCGTTTGCGCCGGGCAAACCACAATCGGCCGCCCTTCGGGGGTTGCGGAGTGCTTCGGCGTATCCTTCGGGACAACGCACACAACCGGGAGCCCATGCGCCGCGAGGGCGTCGGCTTCGCCCGCATCGTCGGCGGATAGGTTGACAGTAAATCCCCACTCGGTAGCATGGCGCGCCCATTCGATAGCCTGGGGGCTTTTTTTGTGGGTGTAGGTGAACCCTCGGCGGCCGCGATTGGCGGCCACAATTTCACCCAAGGCGGCCGGGTCGACAGTCTCACCCTCTCCGGGTAGGTCTCCGGAAACATTCATTCGCCACAATTGACCCGGCGGGAGGGCGGCGATTCTCGCGGCCAATTCCGACAAATTAAGCCCGGCGCGGTCTAGTCGGTTCCAATGAAGCCGGGTGTAGAAATCCTCGGCATAGCATGAGGTTCGATAGTGCGCGCAGGATGGCGGGCACGATGCCCGCTCGGTGCTTGTGACTGGAATAGGCCCGGTTTTCGCGTTGTGCGATATCCGCGTAAATGAATAGTTCATATGCCCTCCGCGCGCGACAGTTGACGGGCATTGAGTCGGAAGGGTTGCCCGTCCGAAACGCGAATCACAATCCAACCCCGGCGCGGCCCGGCCGGGTAGTCGAGTCGATACTGGCGGCCGCCATATGTCACCAGTTGCCCGCCCACTAGGCGCGGCGCGGGCTTCGGCTTCGCGTGCTCCCGGCATTTCGCGCGCCATTCGGAGCCCTGGCCGGGCGGATTCGGCGCGAGGGTCTCAAGTTGCGCGAGCATTCGCGCGGGCATCGCGTAGTAGAACGGGTGCATATCCTCGCTCATTGCTTTGTATCCGAATTCGCCCTTGCGGCGAGTCGTCAAAAACACGCAACCGAAATGCTCGCGCTTCCCTTCGAATTCCTGAAAGCAAACCGCGTACACGACAGAGCCCCGCTCGGCGATTGACTCGAACCCCCATGCGCGGGGGTTGGTGGCGGTTGGTTCCTGGGTGAATTCGCGGCGAATCATTTCCGCGCGCGACAGTTGCGGATGGTCGGCGTAATGAGTCCAGCCCATGGTATTTACCTCTCGCAGAGAATGAGACAACGGGCGGCCTCGGCCGCCTCGCATTCGGTATCGGTGGCGCAGTCATACGGCCACAGAATGGAAAGGGCCACAACCGCCAGGAAGGCGGCGGCGGCCAGGATTCCGAGTCGGAACATGGCGCGCCCCTTTTCAATCGAGCCGGGAATCGGCGAATGCTTCAATCCCGGCGGCGCGGAGGGTTTCCGCATAGGCGTGGGCGTAGGCTTGCTTCCGCTGATGGGACTGATTGAAATCAGAAACCCAAAGCATCGCGCCGCCGCTGATGGACTTGCGGAATAGTTCGCGCTTCAGAGCCCAACGGCCAAAGGCGGAATTTGCGGGCACTTTGACCCAGGCGAAACCGCACGGGCCATCGTTCACAACCCACACTTGGCGGCCATCGGATACGGCCATCGGTTCGCATTCGGTTTCCGCAACGGCGCGGAGCCCGGCGGCGTGGGCTTCAATCGCCAGGGCTTCGAATCCGGCATTGCGGGCCGCACGGGCGGCGGATTCGGCGCGGATTTTGTCGCGGAGGGTAGGGTATTCGGTTTGCATGGCGTTTCCTTTCACTTGGTCGAATAGGGGACAAGGGCGAAGCCGGCGGCGCCGGTTTTGATCCAACCGCCGGCAAGGTTGATTCCATGCCAACCCATAGAGTCGGCATAGGTGGCGGCGGCGCATTCAAAGGCCCGCAGTCCTTCGTATCCGTACGGATAGGGGTGGATCTGCGGCTTGAAGTCTCCGCAAGTAACCCGAAGGCGGGCGCCTTTGGTATCGGTTGCGGGCTTGTAGGTAACGACAATGAGGGATGACATAGTGGGGCTCCGGTTGAGTGCTATCAGGCAGCACGGGATCGATTCTCGCTGATAGGCAGGGGAAGGCGTCCAGTTGATTTTTTTAATCAAAACCGCGGAGTCGATAGCGTTGCAATGGGATCGGCGGGCCTGATAGGCGCGGTCAATCGCCAGGGCGGGCGGCGCGGGCTTGATGTTCTCCCGTTGTTCACCTATGATCGGGCCGGATTGGTTAAGCCCGAAGGGCATCGGCTCAGCATGAAACCCCCTAAACTATCCCGTAAGCAACTAAAGGACGCACTAGATACCGTTCCCGTTTCTGTCATCCTTGGCCGTGAGGTAAACCGTGAACTAACACCAAAGCAAAGGCGGTTCGCCCTTGAGGTAGCAAAGGGAAACACCAAAGCGGACGCCTACCGGAAAGCATACAAAGCGGATGCCGCGCCTTCCACAATCCTGGGTGAGCCCTACCGGGTGGCGGCCAACCCCGCAGTGTCCGCAGAAATCCAGGCCATCGAAGCGGCCATAAGGGCAGCGGAATACGAAACCCCCGCAGGCTTGCGCTCCCTGGTGATTCATTCCCTGGTGAAAGTAATCACCGATCCGGAATCGAAGCCCGGCCAAATAACGGCAGCGGCCAAAGTATTAGGGTCGGTAACTGAGGTGGCAGCATTCACCGAACGAAAAGAGGTTCGCACTATTCGATCTAGTGAGGATACACGCGCGGCCATCATGGCCCAATTGCGTGAGATGCTGAAATCCCAGGCGGCGGACGCAGAGGTAATAGATAACGCAGCGGAATCCCTCCTGGCCGAATTATCCGGAAGCCGGGGGGAGGTCGACCCCACCCTATCCCCACCCCCCGAGACTGTCAGCAGCAGCCCCCTCCCCCCTATACATACTATCCCACACGAACAATCCCTCCCCATTTCTCAATCCGCCCACTCTGCTGACGACGCGATTTTTGGAGACACCCCCCCTTCTTTTTCTGGCGGGACTCCTACCCCCACCCCCTCATTTTTGGAAGACCCCCCGGTTGAGTTAGATTTGCCTCAAAATGAGGCACCACCTCAAAACTAATCGAACGTTCGATTAGTTTGTTGTTTTCCCCCAACGTTTTCCTCACTTTGATGCACGCAAGTACACCGTATCATACCGGCCTGAGAGGAAAAGTTATCCACAGTTTCTGTGGATAAGTGGTGTATAGCCTGTGGATAAGTATGAGGAAACGGATACAGATAGGGAAGTTGAAGGCTCGCAGGGCGGATTTAAGTGAGCGGGCTTGTATGGAGGTGGAGATGAGTCCGGCGCAGAGGGAGGTATTTTTGGCGATTGATGAGTGGTGGAAGCGGTTTGGGTACAGCCCGACTGTGAGGGAGATTGCGTACGTGACTGGTAGGAGTGGGGTGAGTGGGGTTCACAAGATTGTGAACAGGTTGGTGGAGTTGGGGGTGGTGAAGAAGATGGAAGGAGCGGGGAGGACGATTCGGCCTGTGTATATCAACTTCAGGAATTTGGAATGAAGTTCGAGGATTTGGTTGATCAGTTGGGTCCGGCTGGTCAGGAGAAGTTTTTGCAAGAGTTTATTGACCACAAGTTGGCATTGGAGAGGGAGAAGTGCCAGGGGTCGTTTTTGGCTTTTGTGAAGAAGATGTGGCCTGGGTTTATCTCTGGGAGGCATCATGCTGTTGTTGCTAAGGCTTTTGAGGGGATAGCGGATGGGTCTATTAAGAGGCTGGCCATCAGCATGCCGCCTCGGCACACGAAGTCGGAGTTTGGGTCATACCTGTTTCCGGCTTGGTTTTTGGGAAAATTCCCTGAGAAGAAGGTGATGCAGTCCTCGAACACGAGTGAACTGGCAGTGGGGTTTGGCCGGAAGGTCCGAAATTTGGTGGATTCGGAGCAGTACCACGAGGTGTTTCCAAATGTGAAGTTGAGGCAGGACTCCAAGAGTGCGGGCCGGTGGGCTGTGAATGACCGTGGGGAGTATTTCGCTATTGGTGTAGGCGGAACCATGACCGGCCGGGGTGCGGATGTGGTGATCATTGACGATCCACACTCGGAACAAGAGGCGACTTTGGCCGCTGGGAACCCTGGAATCTATGATTCGACGTATGAGTGGTACACCTCTGGCCCCAGACAGCGCCTTCAGCCTGGGGGAGCGATCATCATCATCGCTACGAGGTGGTCTGACCGGGACCTGATTGGTCAGGTTCTCAAGGATTCGGCCAAAAGAGGCAAGGAAGAAGAGTGGAAAGTCATCGAATTCCCTGCGATTCTTCCTTCTGGGAGACCACTTTGGCCTGAATTCTGGCCGATTGAACTCTTAGAAGACCTAAAAGCCGAACTCCCAATCTCCAAGTGGAACGCTCAGTACCAGCAGACCCCGACTGGCGAAGAAGGGGCGATGATCAAACGGGAGTGGTGGCAGATTTGGGAAAAAGAAGACCCGCCGCAGTGTGAATTCATCATCCAATCCTGGGATACGGCCTTCACGAAGAACGAAAGGTCCGACTTTTCGGCCTGTACGACGTGGGGAGTCTTCAATAAGGACGAAAATGACCGTGATGCCCACGTCATCTTGCTGGATGCCTTCCAAAAACGGATGGAATTCCCCGAACTGAAGGACAAAGCCTACGAGATGTACAAGGAATGGGAGCCCGATGTGTGTCTCATTGAGGCAAAAGCCGCTGGAGCCCCGCTTGTTTATGAACTAAGGCAGATGGGGCTGATTGTTTCTGAGTACACCCCCACCCGGGGGACAAAAAAGGTCCCAAACGACAAGTTTGCCCGCCTGAGTTCTGTGGCCGACATCTTCAGATCAGGAAAAGTGTGGATTCCAGACCGGAGATGGGCACATGAGGTGGTCGAACAGATGGCCGCTTTCCCAAATGCGGAACATGACGACTTGGTAGATTCGACCGTACAGGCTATGCTTCGCTTTAGGTCCGGCGGTTTGATCAAACTCGAATCAGACGAGCGAGATGACCCGTTCGTTCAGCCGCGCAAGGCGGCGTATTATTGAGGATTAACATGGCAACCAATATCGACCCGGCAATGGTTCCCCTCCTCCCAGAAGAGATGGGAGATGAACCAATGGTTGAGATTGAAATTGAAGACCCCGAGTCTGTCAAGATCGGGATTGACGGGTTGGAGATTGAATTGGAGCCGGGGCGAGAAACCGCCGAAGACTTCGACGCCAACCTCGCTGAATACATGGACGAGGGAGACCTCCAAGGTCTGGCCTCCGACCTGATCGGTCTGGTAGATGCGGACATCAGCAGCCGCAAAGACTGGGCAGACATGTACGTCAAAGGACTTGAAGTCCTTGGCATGAAGTACGAAGAACGAGCCGAACCCTGGCTTGGCGCCTGTGGCGTTTACAGCCCAATCTTGACTGAAGCAGCCATCCGCTTCCAGTCTGAGATGATCACCGAGACCTTCCCGGCCCAAGGTCCAGTCAAGACCCAGATCATCGGTGAAGTCACCAAGAAAAACGAAGAAGCAGCAGAGCGTGTCCGTGATGACATGAACTACCGTTTAACCGATGAGATGATCGAGTACCGCCCCGAGCATGAGCGGATGCTGTACTCCCTCGGTCTGGCCGGTGCTGCGTTTAAGAAGGTCTACTACGATCCTTCACTTGGCCGACAGATCGCTGCTTACATTCAAGCAGAAGACCTGATCATTCCTTACGGCGCGGCCAATGTTTATACCGCCGAGCGTGTTACGCATGTGATGCGTAAGACAGAGAATGATCTAAACAAATTGATGGCTGCGGGCTTTTACCGTCACGCCGAATTGGGTGAGCCGGTTAGAGTCTTCACTGACATTGAAAAGAAGAAGGCAGAAGAGCAGGGCTACACCCTTACCGATGATGATCGGTATCAGGTGCTTGAGATTCACGTTGACTGGAATCTGAAGGGCTATGAAGATAAGGATGCTGAAGGC